CATCCCTTTGAGACGTAATCGAGCAGAACTATTAACTGCTTCCGCACACAAAGTCCCCGACCCAACTTTAATGTTTGCCGCGTATTGTGCAGAACAAACCACAGATGTAACTGTTAAAAACAGTTTGGTCCCGGCAACCGCTTCGGCACTACCAGTAGAGATAATAGTTTCCGTCAAGGTATTACCGAAAACATCAGTCCCCGTGATGGTCGTGGTTTTTGCGTTATCGCCGGTGCCTGTGGTAGTCACAATTACGTTTCTAGCTCCACCACCTGCAAAAGTAGTGTTAGCTAAAGTTGCAGTCGTGTTAGGTCGAGCAGCCGTAACTAAACGATCATCGTCTGAGGCGTTTTCATCGCTTATAAGTTTTGCTTTAACATCTGAACCAGCCATTTAAAGCTCCTTATAATTATGCATAACCCATCATTTCAATGAAAAGTTTGCCTGCTGTGTAATCGGCATCAGTTGCATCACCTGTTGTCAAATACAAAAACTGATCCGCCGCTGGAACTGCTGTGAAATACACTTTACTGCCCAATGTCGCATCACCAGCGTTGACCAACAGAGTTTCTGTTAAGTCAGCAATGGCTCCATCCTCAACACCTGTACCCTCTGTAGCAGAATGCACATTAATGTCTGGGTCACCACCAGCAGGAGCCTCAAAACACTCCATACTTCCTGTCAAAATGGTGCCATTTTGTGCTGCTGTAATTTGACCAATGTGGCAGACCAATGAGGTGCCATTGACACCAATAATGTCACCAGAGCCTGTTGAACGCAGACCTGTCAAGTCAATCAGGATACGAGTAGTGATAATCCCACCAACCCGTTGCACTGAACTACGGTAGATAGTCCCTGTGCCTGTAGTGATACCTGTGCCGGCCTCTGTTGCTAGAGTATTCGCATCAAACGAAGCAACTCCCGTAGCACTGATACTAGATAAAGTGCTGATCGCACCTGTTGAAGAGTTTTCACTTATAGAGGTGAACCCACCTTTTGAGCGGACTGGACCGCTGAATGTTGAATTAGCCATGTCAATCTCCTGTCTTGGCTAGTGTCGGTCTTTAAACCGTCAGAAGAAAGGGGCCAAAGGCCCCTGATCTTTAAGCTGCACCCGGTGTAGCGAACACGGCTCTCCAGTCTGAAACCCCAAAGCTGTAACGCTCCCGAGCTTTAAACCGCATATTGCCGGTATCAAAGTCACCTTCCATAGCTGTTTTAATCGGCGAGCGATTAAAGTATTTAAAGCCATTTGGTGCATCTGTCAGAATGAAAAACGCATCTGTATCAGTCAGATAATGGTTAACCACTGCACCCTCTGGAAGCATGCCCATATTCTTAATGGCGTTTGCATCATTGTCAGCGGTGCCTGACCTTAGATTTGAGTTAATCACTCGCTCTGCGACAAACTGTAGCTCTTTTGGAATCACCAGCTTCATACCGCGTACTGCGATTTTCAAACCTCTTTCATCCGTCAGACCTGCAATATCGATCAACGACTGTTCCAGCGAAGTTTCATTAAGGTCCGACGCAACCGATAGAATGTTACGTTGATTCCCTGAAACTGAAGGGTGAGACGTTGAACACAGCGCGGCACCGTCACCTATTGGTGAGCTAGTGCTGAAAGCGTTGTTTAAAATTGCTGCCGCCTTGATCTGCTTTGTATTCGCCATCGAACGAGCCAATGCACGAGTGTACCTTGCAGCCAGCCGGTCATACAGGTTGTCTTCAATAGCTTCTTCTGTAATTGAAAAAGCTAACGCTATCGTTTCATGCGTGTAACGAGCAGTGAAAGTTTCCTGCGCGTCATCGAAAGAAATGGCAGAACCTTCTTGTTTAGTAGGTGCTGTGCCAAATCCTGCCAACATAACTTCTTCTTCGAAGGCTCTGTCTGACGTTTCTTCCGTGTAGATTTCTGCATGTTCGTTTTCATAACGGGTATATTCCATCCCAAAAAGGGCGTTCAAACCCGGCTCTAACTCTTTCGCGAGTTGTGCGCGTGAAATAGCCATTTATCCGCCCCCTTAAATACCGGTAGTTGCAAACGTGCCTACAGCAGCTTGCATACCTGTGTTGAAATGACCGTTGAGACGAACGATGTATTGATGTCCAACTGCGGAATAATCTACGTTAGCTGCATCTTCATACAACCCTACAATACGCACGTCTAGCGTGTTAGTTGTAGCGGCTGAACTTATGTCGAGCATATCGCTTGATTTTCCAGTGTTGGTGCTGCCGTTATTTACACTAGCCATATCACAGTTAGAGAAAATATCAGCACGAGCCGTAGCCCGATCTGTGTTCGTGCCGTCTGCAACGACTACGAATAGTTGCATTGGATCATCATACACAAACGCTTTAACTGGGAAATTAGTGTCAACGCTTACGTTGTTAGATCCAGGCCAATAGTTAACAAAAGTCGTCTTTTTGGTACCAGAGTCAACGTACTCAACTCCCGCTAGAACACCCAGTGGCGCTATTGCTTGGTCTGAGATAATAATTGTTCCTGACGACGCAGGCACAACAATCCCGCCATTATAAATAGCAGTGGTGTAATTGCTGGCAATTTCGTACTGCGTGGTTCCGTTATTATTAACGTTGCCACCTACTTTACCAATCGGACGAAGACCAAACCCACCTGTGAGTTGATTTGCCATCTTCCTCTCCTTTATTTAATTATCGAGTCTCACTTACGAGGCCCACCAAAGGTTACACGTTGTTGACGATCTGGATTAGTAATCTTCATCGTCGAATGTTGATTTTCTCGCATCATGTCCTGATCGACAGCAGTCATTTGATCGGCGTTTTTGCTCTCAAAATAATAAGTACGCTCTGCAACTGTTTCTTCTGGTATTCGTGCGAGTAGTAAACCACCTACACCAAAAACACCCTCATATTTACCTGAATCAATAACCGGGGCTTCAAAATCAGGATATTCGTCTGCACGGACTAACTCCCAACCTTCTCGTAACTTTGCACTGATGTTTTTACGATCATCAAAACCACGAACTTCTGCCCTGATCCAACGGTGCTTGTAACCGTCTGGCGCAGGTGGTGCTTCTAACATTGATGGTGGAGCCCACGGCTTACGCTGTGCCGTTTTCTCCCGGGTACTATTAGCGCGAGGAGTCCTCGTTGACGTATCTTTTGGTTCAGTCATCTCTTACTCCTTGACGTATTTTGCGTATTCTTCTGGTGGCACTCCTAGTTTCTTCGCTATCGTTAGCTGGCTCTTGGAGAGGCGAACCTTTCTACTATTGCGCCCAGTTGTTCCGCGGGTCGCTGAAGCTACCGTCTGAGCGGGACGACGTGCTTCACCCGTTTGTTGATTCCGAAATTTGTGAGGAAACTCCTCCTTAATTCGGGCATCTAACTCAGTATAGTAATCATCAGACTGCGGGTCAAACCCTTCTGATTCTACTAATTTTTTATGTATACCAAAAGCCGCATACGTCATGGTTTCATCAGTCCCAAACCACTCATTACGTTCTGCCCAGTCTTCTGCTTTTGGATCCGGCCGGCGAGTTTGTTGAGGCATTGGCTGCTGTACTTCGACTTGCTGTTGCGCGGAGAGCTGCTGTGCGTAGCGATCTGATTGCAGTTTTGCCTGTTTAGCACGGTCATTTTCAATAGCTAATTGAGTAATCGCTCGCTGTGCTTCGATGACACCGTTTGTGTCTCCCATTTCAATCGCACGAGCGAGGCTTTGTTCTGCGGTAGTCATTTGAGTTTCGACGCGATTAGAAAACTCATTGATATAATTTTGATCTAGATTCCCCAAACGAGACTTCAGGTCGTTCGATTCTTGTTGAACCTGTTGTGCATATTTCAAAGCGGCTTCTCTCTCCCGCTCTGCTGTACGCATTTTTTTCGTCAACTTATCAATTCGTTTTTGCGTCGCACTTTCTGCTTTTGTAAAGTTGTCTGACTCTACCTCTTCAACTTCTATAGATTGATCTTCTAAATCTTCTGGGACTTCGACCTCAACCTCTTCTGTTTTAATGCCAACGCCTTCTTGTTCAATTTCTTGCTCTTGCGCCATCTTATCTATCCTTTAAAAGTGTAAAACGTCTTCAGGGGCCAAAATTGTTGCCAATATTTCGTCGTCATTCAAAATACGAACCTCACCACCATCGATGTTGAAACGTGATCCCGAATACCGAGCAAACATGACCCAATCTTTTTCTTTGCACCACGGTCCGTCAGGAAATTTGTCCTGATCTTGGTAAGCAAGGGCTCCTACTTTCAGGACGTATCCAACCTGAGTAGACACTTGCTGCTGTTCTACGGTGTTGTCTGACAACAAAATACCGCCTTCAGTTTTGCCAGTGCCACGATAAGGTAAAATTAAGATGCGCCATCCGGTTGGAGCGGGCATTCTTTCAAGAAGAGATTTATCAATTAAATCAGGGTCTAAGATCTTTTTTTTCGGTTCTGTATAAATTTTTTCTAAATTTGCAGATGATTCACTCATCAATTTGCTCCTGTTTATTTAGCAGGCTCTTGAGTTCCTGTTCCACATGGTCGAAAGCAGCTAACATGCCCATCAGTTCACGATAGTGCTCCATACTTTTGACACCATCAAACTTCAACATGTTCACTATAGCGTCTCGTTCATTACGACAAATGCGATATACACTCTCCGCAATCCAAACGTCCTCACGCGCCATCTTATACCTCAAATCCCAGAATATCTAATAAAACCTTATTTTATCTCATATATCTAAGATTAAAGAAAGCTAAGCTAATGCGTTCATGCGAGCAACAAGTCGAGCCGCTCGGTTTGGGACTTGGGTATACCACTTAGAATCTGTCATTTGAGTAGCGGCCTCTTTCCAATCACGGTCATCAACAGCTTTTTTCATCAACTTAAATTGAGATAACCGAGTTAACCCCATGTTAAACATCATGTTTCCTATAATTAACTGAACTTCTGTTGGCAACATATCAAAATCTGGGTACAACCGGACACAATCGTTGTAAGTACTTTGCACATCGTCCTCAAACGCTTCTTGAACACGCTCTGGACTAACAGGCGTATCAACTTCACAACCATATTCCTCATCGGTTTCTTTAATCAAGTGCCCAATACCGAAAGTGGGATAACCAAGATGGTCTAGATACACCTTGTACTCGCAACCCTCATCGCTTTCGAGTTCAATTCGCAGTTGTTCAAAATCAATCATCTTTCTTTTTCCTAGAAGTAAAGGACTCTATCGCGCCTCCCCCAAAATAAAACCCTAAAATCAATAACATAGCGTAGTTTATTTGAAACTGCTCCATCACCTGAGAAACAGCGGAGGGATCACCTTTGCCTGTCAGAGTCATAGCTAACACGATAATGAAACAAGATACATAAGTGAGGCCAAACATCAGGGCAAGGTACCTCTGGGCCACTTTAAAAGGAGCGTAACTTTGCATGATCGCAACCTTTTGCGCGGTAGCGGCTTTAATCTGTTCTTCGTCAGAGGTATGCATGTCATCAATCAAGTCCATGCCTTTCTTGATGACTGTTTCGCTGCCTAATATTTTTCCTAACGCACCTAGAATCATAATCACCTCAGTATTTTAGTGTTTTTTGGATTAACCCACTCTGGGATACAATATGCTTGCACCTTACGTTTCGTCCAATAATTGTATCGTGTGCGGCTGACCCGATCGGCAAAGTAATTACACCTGTTGATCGAATAGAAATATGCCTTCTTGTCAGGTATCACAGTGCCTTCAGCCGTCATCACGATTAGCGCAAACACATAAATCATTTTTTATTTAGCCAAGCCGTTGTTCCCATGTATGCGCCAACGATACCCGCGCCTGATATGTAAAAGAGATTGCTAATATCTGACAGGGCTTGCACTCGCTCTATTGGCACAAAAAACATAGCACCAGTAAAAACTCCCATAGCGACCAAGGTGTACCTCGCCATGCGTAACTGAGCCAAGTTTTTGCGTAAGGCTGTCTCGGTTTCTTTGATGGACGTAATCCTAGACATCTCCTCGTCACTGATAACACCATCACCGTCTTTATCGTACTCAGCGTAAATCGATTCTTTTTGTAACTTCTTCTGCGTCATACTGGCCTCATATTAGCGAGCCAATATATAAAACCACCGACCGCAGCCAATCCCAACAAACATATAAATACAACGACCATAGACCGTAGCAAAGCCATGTTTCTCTTACGTTTCGCGATTTTTGCTTTCTTTTGCGCCTCCAAAGCTTCATCACGGTTGCGCTTCGCCTCTGCCGCGTACTTTAGAAAGTCTTGATATAGATTTGCCCTGCCCTGGTAAATTAGCATGGTCTTCAGTTCTTCTTCACGCTGACGTAATTTTTCGAGGTGGAGAAAATTCTCAAGGTCAGAGCCTGTTGACTGCGAACTGCCTGATTTTTTCTGTATTTCTGCTTTTGCGTCAAAATACTTTCCAAGCTGTTCAGCACAATCTGTGATGTCTTTGCCATTTTTTAATAGCTCTTTAACCGCGCCAATGGCGGTATTCGCTGTTTGAACTACTGCAATGGCTTCAAATAGCACGAGCTACTTGATCCCTTTGTAGTTTCCACCACGTTTTGCCGCACCCATGCCACGAGCAACACCATCCGGGACATCCATTGGTGCCTCTGCAAAACTCTCCCGCTCTCCTTTATAAGGAATCTTGCCTTGGCCATCAATGACTGCTTCGTTAACAGGTTTTGGGGCGTCTCCAGGAACTGCACTAGGTATTTTAACTCTTGTTACCATTACTTTTTCCTCTTAACTTTTTGAAAAGTTGTGATTTATGTACTTTAGACCGACCATCGTTTTTTGCAAGCATGTCTGCAACGTACTGATCGTTGGTCATCGGTGCAGGTAAGCCCTGTTTCATTTTAATTCACCTTACTTTGCTGTTTTATTAACTCGCGCTCGCGACCTGCCTGTATTCGTGCCGCGGTCTGAGATTGTTGAGACTGTAACCGATCATAGAACTGACGATCCCGCATCTTGAGAGTCTCGGCATCAAGGGCCAATTTCTGCTGGTCAAGCTGCGCGTCGGCCTGTGACTCCTGTGCGCGTAACTGAAGTTCCTGTTCTTTGAGTTGCACCACTGGATCCGGTCCCTGACCAGACACCTGCTGAGACAATTGCTTGATCTGTTGCATACCTTCAGCAATAAACTGAGCCACTAAAGCCTCATATTCTAGCATTCTTGCTTCTGGGTTCGCCGCCGCTCCCTGTTGCTGGGTAATCTGCTCAAACTGAGCCGTAGCGCGCTCCCTAGCACCAATCTGAACGTGCTCCATGATGTGTTTTTGAAGAGCCATTGCCATAGCTGGCAGAGAAGCCACCATCGGCGTAGAACCGAATACCATATGCGAGATAATATGCGCTTGATGATCTTGCCCTTCGAAGGCTCGTAGTGGTGCCATGTTGAGCGCATCAATGTTCTCCTGT